CTCCTCTCTTTTCAAAATTGGCTGCGGCTGCGGACATGTTTTTCATGCCCCGGCCGCCCGGACTGCGGGGCGGGCAGAAGCCATCTGGCCCCACAATCAAATACGATGCCCTCTTTTTGGTAAAATCGAGCATCGTATATAATTTGGACTCCGCTGCGGAGGGTGCAGTTACCCTCCCGGCCCGGACCCCATCTGCCCGCGCCGCGCCGTATATAAGACGGCTTTTTACTTCATCCAGATAAATTTTAAACGCTGCAACGTCTGTTGGTTCCGTTGAGCGGCTCTTATTTTACCAGTCCAATGGCCATTTGTCAAATCACCTTCTCATACTTTGTTAGTTTTTTGACGTTGTTTTTTGTGCAACTTTAACATTGTTTTCTCCAAAATATTGTTTTTTCGGTTATTTCCTTCCGATTTTCGACCTGTTTTCTGGGGTGTTTTGTTCACGAATTTTTAACATTTATTTTGGACTTTTTGCACCGGAAACTGCACTTTTGGGTTCGTTTTCCCATGCGGCAAGCGGCCAAAAATCGCTGGTTTTTCCGTACAAAGCCACCTCTTTTTCATCCCATTTTTCACCCACAAAGAACTGTGCGAATTACCCATGAAAAGCGCCTTCCGGCAAAATGCCGAAGCACAGAAATTTGTGCAGCAAAAGACCACACTGGCAGCTGCCGGGCAGCGGCTGTACAATCAAACAAAAAACAGAAAGGAAGGTTTTCAAGTGAACATCAAGATCATTCAAAGGCAGTGCGGCGGCACCGAATTTCTGTCCCAGCCGCACCGCCTGCACCTCGGTGCACAGAACGCTGCCGGTGTGGACGAGCTGTGCTTCACGCTGCCGGAAGCATGGGCCGGATGCACCGTTGCGCTCTACCTGCGCCGCAGCGACGGCACCCTGCTGGCACCGGTCTCACTAGACACGCAGCACTGCGTCACCGTGGACCGCCGCCTGACCGGAAGCACCGGCGGACAGTGGATGCTGGCAGCCATCGATGCCAGCGGCTACGCCGCCTATACCCGGCCCGGCAGCTACGACACCTACGCCATCCTGCCCACCGACGGCGGCGCGGAAGAGCTGCCGCCCTCGCAGTATGAGCAGTTCGTGGCGCGTGTGCTGGAAAGTGCCAGTACCGCTTCCACCGCCGCGCAGCGTGCCGCAGCCAGTGCTGCAAGCACGGCATCCAATGCGGCACAGGCCCAGACCGCGGCACAGCGCACCAGCGCCGACAGTGCCGCTGCATCCCGCTGTGCAGCCCGTGCCGAGGCTGCTGCCGCACGGGCAGAGGAGCTGGTGCCTACCGACGGTCAGGTAGTGAGCGTGAACGGCAAAAGCGGCATCGTAAAACTGACGGCGCAGGATGTGGGGGCGCTTCCCTGCCCGGCAGTTCCGGTCTCCGGCCAGCTGCTTCGGGTGCTGAGCGTGGACCCCAACACCGGGGCCGTGTTGACCGATACTGCCGCCATGCCGGATCTGTCGCCCTATCTGCGCAGCAGCACGGTGCCCACGGCTTCGGCCCCCGGCGCAGTACGGGTGGACCCCGCCTGCGGCATCAACGTGCGCAGCGACGGAACCCTGATCATCGCACCAGCTGCCCGCGAACAGCTGGACAGCATGACGGATGCACTTCTGCCGCTGACCGCAGCCCTGCTGCCTTATGGCGTGAAGAAGGCTCTGACCACCGCCGCAGCCGCCGGGGAATGGACCGCTGCCGAAAAGGCAAACGCCCTGCGCACCTTCGGTGCCGATTTTTCTTCCTATTATACAAAGGAAGATGTCGATGCTCTGCTGGCCGCACCCAGCTCCGCTGCCTACCCGGTGGGCAGCATCTACCAGAGCACCGACCCCACCAGCCCTGCCGCCCTGTTTGGCGGCACATGGGAGCAGATCGCATCGGAGCGCGTGCTGATGGGTGCCAGCAGTAGCCACGCAGCGGGCACCACAGTAAAGGCCGGACTGCCGAACATCACAGGCTCTTTTGTCGCGGATGTAAAAAAGGGTGAACATAAGGTATCCGGCGCATTCACTGCCGGCAACGTGATCGCATCTACGGGCGAATACAATTCCTTTTCTGATGTATATAAGTTCAGTCTGGATGCGTCCAAGTCTAATGCCATCTACGGCCGCAGCAACACCGTGCAGCCTGCCGCCTACTATGTGCACATCTGGCGGCGCGTGGCCTGAGAAAGGAGGTTTTGAACCATGAAGATCATTGACGAGAACGGTGCAGCCATTGAAAACCCTGACCTGACGCTTGGGTATCTGGTGGACGACACCGAGCCAGTGGAGCACCCCGCCGTGGAAGGCGTGGAGGAAGTGAGCCACTACGAGACCGTAACGGAGTATCCCGGCGGCGGCAGGGATGTGCGGAAGGTCATTGATGTGCCGGGCGTACCGGCAAGACCCGCGTGGACCGAGCAGCTGCCCATCCAGAGGTACATCCGCTACACCGCCGAAGAGCTGGCCGCGCAGGAAGAAGCGCGCAAAAAGGCCGAAGCCCGGGAGAAGCTGCCGGACACGGTGGCGGCACTGCAAAAAGAAAACGAGATGTTCAAGCAATGCTTGCTTGAAATGAGCGAGATTGTGTATGCATAAAATCACACAAAAATTAGAAAGGTTGGTACGTATGATGGCTAAGTTGTGGGCACAGGAAATTATGTTCGCTGAGACTATGGAGGACGCAAAGGCTCTGTACGAGCGTTGCCCCCGCCTGCTGAAGGAGAAGGTCAAGGCAATTCTCATCAAGAGCGGCTTTGAGGAAATCACGCAGTAAGGACGCTGAGGGCAAGGCAGATCAGTAGCTGGAAGAGAACGTGAAAATCGGGGCCTGACCCCGTGAAAGGACGTGATACATATGGCGATCAAACAGTATAGCCTGAAGAAGGACGGCGCAGCGCAGCTCTCCCCCGCGTTCCGCGTGCGGGAGTTCCGCTGCCGCGACAGCACCGACACCATCCTCATTGACGAGAGCCTTGTGGTGCTGCTGCAGTGCATCCGGGAGCACTTCGGCAAGCCGGTGACCATCACCAGCGGCTACCGCACCGCCAGCCACAACACAAAGGTGGGCGGCTCAAAATCCAGCCAGCACCTGCTGGGCCGCGCCGCTGACATTCAGGTGCAGGACACCGACCCGCTGGCTGTGGCCGCCTACGCCGAAAGTCTGATGCCCGGCTGGGGCGGCGTGGGCCGCTACCCAGTCAAGGCAGGCCGGGCCAAGGGCTGGGTGCACGTGGACACCCGCCCGAACAAGAGCCGGTGGACGCTGTGAGGGGGGGCAACATGGCAAGTTACCTAATCTCTGATGCACCTTATGCATCGTGGCTTTCCGAGGTATTAGCTACACTGGAAGAGCACAAAATCAGTCAGCTCGCGATAGCTGCGCCTTTGCCCACGGGTGAAGTGTTCACCGGCTATTTCGGTATGGACACGATGGACAAGGCGCTGATCTCAACGAACATTCAGGCCGATGCCACCATGGATGTGGTCTGTGCCAACGGCCAGCGCATCCAGCAGGCATGGGAAGATAACATTGAAGATTCGGAGGATTGATACCAATGCAGCAGATTTTCTCGTACATCTCCGCGCACTGGATGGAGGGGGCCATCTGGCTGCTGGGTCTTGGCTGGGGCTACCTCGTAAAGAAAGTAACCGAGTACAAAACCATCAAGGACGGCCTGCTGGCCATCATGCATGACCGGCTGTATCAGGCGTGCACCTACTACAGCCAGCAGGGCTGGATCAATGCCAGCGGCCTGAAGAACCTCGAATACTTATACCAAAGTTACCACGCGCTGGGCGGCAATGGCACCGGCACCGAGCTTTATAACCGGGCCAAGGCGCTGCCCATCCGCGATTAAGTGCAAGCCCGGCGCTGCCGGGAGAAAGGACCTGACTATGACCGCACACACCTACAACGCACCCACCATCTCCGCAGGCACCATTGCCCGCACCGCCTGCCTGCTGCTGGCCCTGACCAATCAGGTGCTGTCTGCACTGGGCAAACCCGTGCTGCCCATCGAGAGCCAGACCGTGGAGCAGCTGGTCACCGCCGGCATCACCACCGTGGCCGCGCTGGTCGCGTGGTGGAAGAACAACAGCTTCACCACCGCAGCCCTTCAGGCAGACCAGACCTACAACAAGCTGAAGGCACAGGGAAAGTAA